GGTCGGAGCAGTAGGATTCGAACCTACGACCCCCTGGTCCCAAACCAGGTGCACTACCAGGCTGTGCTATGCTCCGAAATTGGGGTGAATGACGGGATTCGAACCCACCATAATCTATGTATTAGCTCTATATTTATTAATAACTTAGCTTACACGCATCTGATAGATGGGTTGAATATGGGAATTTAGTCATATTTTGATCTGAATCAAACTTACTCATACTTTGATTATTGATGTTTTTTCCATCATTATTTTTCAATGACTTATACTTCTTTATTGAATAGACTTAAAATGAAGTAATGGAGTAATAAATAAAAAAAGTGCCTTAATATTTAGGCACTTATAGTAAAAATATTATGTCTATTTTGAAGTAATTAAAAAGTAAGTTTCATTACATCGAAATATAGTTATTCAGCTTTGTGATGTAGTCAGGCAGATCTTCTGCGATTAACTTTCCATAATGCTTATAAATCATTGACGTATCACTATGACCAAGCTGCTCTGCAATCCACTCCGGAGGAACTTGGCCTGAGGTTAAAAGCTGGCTGGCAAAGGTATGCCGACCTTGATTGATTCCACGCCCACGTACCTTCGCTTTTTTTAAATGTTTATTCCAGCGGTACCTGAGTTCGTGGTATTCGAAGTGATTTGAGCGTTCATGATTGCCCCAAACAAAGCGGACTTTTTCTATACGTTTGGTCTTGTTGTCACGCTGCAGTACTTCAATGGTTTTTGGTCTTGTATTACCTGTAGTTTGATATTGCTTTTTAAGTGCTTGAATAGCCGGTTCGAGCAGCTTGATTCGTCTTTTTCTACGTCGGTTTTTAGTGACGCGATAAATACCCCGGACATAGGATCTGGATATTTGAATGGTACCGTTCTCCAGATCGATATCTTCCCAAGCGATAGGAATTTGTTCTGACATTGAAAGTCCAGTCCAGAATAAGCATGGCAATAGATTTTGAATATCGAGATCTGTTTCAGTATTTAAAATCATGGCGATTTCGACTTTGCTAAATGGATCCGGCTCTGGTGGATCAAGCTGATGAATCACAATATTTTCAAATGGGTTATAGGGCATTTGCTTTTCATCTCTCCAGATCGCATGGATCTGCGCGAACCGAGTAATTATTTCTCGCACTGTTTTGTTGTTTAGCGACTCCTTTAGATCTTCAATCCATCTTTTAAGCATGTTGGTATTGATATCTTTTGGATGAATTTTCCCAAATTTAGGGACGATATGGTTGTTTACATGACCACGATAAGAATCATATGTACTCGGTGCAACTTCTCTTATGGTTTGATCAAGATATTGCTGGGCATAGTAGCTGACTTGATTTTTTTTAATATTTTTAGAGTTTGGGAAGTGTTTGGCCAGTTGAAATTGATCGAGCTGGATCTCCAATTTAATGAGGTTGGCCAGCTTCTCTGCGCGTTCCTGATTTTCTGGTGTAAATGGCCAGTCGAGTGTTTCTTTAATTAGTGGTTCAGTTGCGATCGGTCGCATCCAGATGCGCATCGATTTTCCGCGAATTTCTAATCCTGCAGACATGGAAAGTCCTACATTTAAGTATCTTGAATGATTGGGGTTATTTTAAAAGATTGCACCTCCGTTCGGAGGTGCATGAAAGGTGCTTTTGAGCAGCTTAAATGAAAGGAAGCTCCTCTTCTTCGCGTGAATGAAGTTCAGCTTCGATTGCAGTCAGTAAATATTGATCATCTGACTTTCTTGCAATGTATTCCAGATCATAGCTGGATAGGTCTGCAATGGCTTTACCTCGATGAGGGCCATAAAAAATATGGGTGGGTATTCTGGCCATTTGTGAAAATTGATAAAGCTCTTCCATTGATTTGATTTGTCTTACTCGGACAATATTCAATAAAAGCGCATGTGTTGTTTTGCAATCATTCAAAGCAGAATGAGCACCTCTCACACCTCGCCTTGTTGCTTTCCGATCAGAGCTTAATTGATAAGCCAAAGCTGTTAATTTATGAGACTCAAAATGTGGCCAGAGGTATCTGGCCATTGCCAATGTGCAGATTCGCTTGATGCTCGATGTATCTGTACCAGCACGTTCAATCGCTTCGATGTCGTAGTCAATATTATGGCCGATCAGATATTCAATATTATCTTTTGGCAGTTTGAACTTGGTAAATGAAGGACACTTAACAAGATCTTCATCCACAATATGATGTATGGCCATCGCTGCAATTGAGATTGGTTCACTTGGTTTATAGCGTTTAGTGAAATCAAACATAGTTGGAATGATTGGATAATCAGTAAATGGCTGAAAATGAACTTCCATCGCTGCAGCTTCAATAATATCGCCATGCAGTTTATGTGTTTCTGTATCAAAAATGAGAGCAGTCATATTGTTTACCTCACACTGGACTTGCAATCGGAGCACTATCAAGTGCTTGAAGGCTATGAACTTTCACTTCCGTGATGTAGTTTTCTTGTCGGTTTTGATCTGTCCATTTACGTGTGTGTAATGAACCTTCGATATAGACTTTTGAGCCTTTTTTTAGATATTGGCATGCAATTTCACCCAAACGGCCATGCGCTACGATGCGATGCCATTCGGTATTTTCACGATATTCACCCGTTTGTTTATCTTGCCAACGTTCACTTGTTGCAATTGAAAATTGCGCGTAACCGCTGCCGTTAGGGAAATGCTTAGCAATTGGATTTGCGCCGAGTGATCCGACCAGAATAACTTTATTGATTCCTCTCATGCTGCTAGTACTCCCATATCAATCAAACCTTGACGTTTCATCACGTTTATTTTTGCATGTACGCCCATTCGATCACGCTGAAGTACTTCTGCAATGCGGTGCACCGGATAATGATCTTTAAGCATTGAAAGTAAGACTTTTTCTTCGCATGGCCACCATCCACCACGGGTGATGGCAAATTTTGAGTTTTTAGCCATTAGACTTCTCCTGGTCTAATTCACAGCGACATTTACCAATTCGGAAATATTCAATTGGCCCTGGTGCATCGATTGGAGAAAACTCTCTTCTGTTGAACTCATAGATTTTGTTTTTTGATTTGATACTGAACTCATCTCCACTGATATCGATAATTTTTCCGATGAAAGCTTTTTGATTGATGCTTACAAGTCCATTACCAATAGGTTTACGGGTTTCGAGCATGCAATTGACTTCATCACCCACCTTGAATGAATCAAAATCAGGAAGAATAAGACCACCACATTTACAATGATATTTAGACATGATTTATCCCTCCTGAGCCTGTTCTTCACGCATTTCTTGAATGCATTCTTCAAGATGCTGGATGCAGCGTGCTTTAGAATTGAAAGGGCCTTGCCAGCACTCATTAAAATGAATGTCCCATTCCACTATTCCGTGCTCTTCATATTGATCCATCTGAACAGTCCCAAAAAATGGAACGTCATGCGCAAACCAGGATCTATTGTCATCTGTACCAAATTTGATTTTTGAGTTTTGAGTGATCGCTTCGGCTTTATAAACCTGTTCGGCATGTTTGATCAGATTCGCTACTGGCGTACCCTTCATAAACCATGTTTGGCCAATCATGCAGTGATTATCGAGCGTTAAATACTGAATTGAGTTCAAAAATGTTAGCCAACAAATTTCAGTTGTGTAGTCGTCATAACATTCCAGATCTTCATTCCAGATAAAATCTTTTAAGTCATTGCCCATTATTGACTCAAATTTCAGATGTAATTCTGTTTTCTCTGACATGGTTAAGCTCCCAGTACTGCATTGCTTGGCATATTTTTAAGAATTACAACTTGCTGATTTGACCATCTTTGACGAAATTTTCTTTCATAGTCAGATAATGGCCGTGGTACCAGTGGTTCCTTTCTTTTTTTATGTGCATAGTTGCAACGTTTGCAGTAGTCGCTACCACCGGAAAAGTTTGGATGATTTAAGTGCGGTGTTAGAACTGCAGTAGAGATTTCGCTCATGATGAAGCTCCTTCTGCTTGAACCGGTTCAAACTCAAAATCATCACCGCTGATGTAATTATCAAAATAGAGTTTGGTGATTTCAAAGCAATCTGAGTCCCAACCTTCTTTCTGAAAAATGGTGTTAATTCCCCATCTGTATGGTGGATACCCGACATTATCTTTTCCTTGAAAACACGCATTGAAAACGTCAACCGCAATCATCTTTAACATGACTTTGACGATGTCTCCCCCATTCTCATCTAATCTATTTTGATGATTTGACCAGAATGTATTGTGTTCATGCAGCATTTCATCTGTGCATTTAATGACTAATGTGAACTGAAGATCACACGTATCACTCATGTGGTGAGTAACTTTAAAGGTACGTGGTTCACAGCGAAGATATTCAGGAATTTCCGCTTGTGGTGTTTCTACGTTAGAATCGTGTTGCATTGTTTAGTCTCCTGACTGGGTGATGTAGCACATACAGAAGTGGCCGCTTTTGTATGTGCGCTAAAAACTCTCAACTAAGTTTAGAAAGTTCCTGATCAATGATTGTTTCAATGGATGTTAATGTTTGTTCAGAAGCTCCATATAAATATGGGTAGCTCAATTCACTCCGGTTCTGATTCTCTTTAGTTTGCATCTCCCGAAAGCTTTCTATTTTTCCTTTGATTGCTTTAAATACCACCTTGATTTCAATCATTTCTTTATCGATCATATTGATCTCCTTAAATTGTGGGATTAGTCCCGTTGTGACGCTGGTTTTTCGAAGATCCAGCATCGTTTGCTCATATTTGCAATTTTGCTCTGTATCGGCTTATTCGCTTCAATAAAGCGGTAATGAAGACTGTGACGTAATGCGGTTTGTAATTCGTTTAATTCAGGTAGTGAATATCGATAATCAGCTGCGACTTTATATAAATGCGCAAAATTGATTGCAAAAATGTCAGCTTTAGCAGAGTGATTTAATACGCTGTCATGGTGTTGAAGATTTGGTATTGAAGATTCCATTTCTTCAATGGTATTCCAGAAGTTTTGAACGATGATTGAATCTGATTTGATGACTTTGTCGCGTGTTTGAGCCATTGCAATAATTTCAGCATGAACTTGCTTCTGGATCTCAACTGGTATCTCGACAATGTGCCTACAAAGAGAATCGAATAACGCCAAAAATTGGGCATGGTTTTGGACTACTCGTGAGCTACGGACGTTAAATTTTTCATCGTGTAGAATCGAATCGTACTTTTCAAAACCCTCTCTATACGTTTCTAAGACTGCATTTTCTCTGTTCAAGCAATTTAAAATGAACTGACTTACATCTTGTGGCTCATATTTTTCAAGTCTGCGAGCTGCGTATAAGCTGCTTTTGCTGAGTTGATCTTTGGTGAACTTGATCTGAACGATACGTTCCATAATTGGTGTCGTCGATACCACCTCTGCATTTTGGCTCACAATAATTGTGCCCATGAAAGGTGGCTCGTAGGTTTCATTGCCACCGTTTTTAACGCCCTGCGCGCCGAGTGATCCGCCATCAAACAATGTTTTAAGTGAGTCCCAATCGAATTGCTTTACTACCCCTTTTTCGTTTTCTCGCTCTGATTCAATCAAGACAACTGGAAGGTTTGAGACTTGTCTGAAGGTACGAATCAGACCTGATTTTGTTGATTTGACTGGATCAATGCCCTCGTACTTAATACGGCCAAACAACTTCCATAAGAATAAAAGCAATGTGGATTTACCTGTTCCTGGTTCACCACCTGCTTCGAAAAATGGAAAGGATTTATGCATCTTTCTAATTTGCTGTGCATACAAGCTGCCAAAAAATGCAGTTAGGGTGACAAGTCCACGGACGCTATATGCATCGATCAAGTCGTTAATCCATTCTTTTTTATACTCATTCATCTTTGAATTGATATCTAAAGCGAATGGCTTACGACATTTAAGATTGGTATGCCGTGGTAACTCAAAATAGTCTTCTTTATTGATCAGGAATTGACGTCCAGATTGATATGCAATGTCGCCAAGTACATAGGCTTTATGATCTGCGTTGTAACCCACATAATTGATCAATTCGACACGTTTAATATCGGTCAGTTCTCTTTCGAGAAATGCATCGAGCTGATTGCTATTACCCTTATAAAATTTACCTGGTGCAACGTGTAAAAGTCGCTTTTTGAACTCTGATGCAGATGATATGTGTGATGCGCTAAAGGTATTTTTTATGGTTTTCGCGCCACGCGGAAAGTCGATCTGAAAGTAATAGTCGGCTTCGTCAATTTCTGCCATGTATTGATAGTAGAGTCCGCGTGGACGGCAATCCATGATGAGCTTTGCATCGGCAGCAGCTAAGATTGCTGCATCACGACGTTCTGCTATGGCTTGGTCTTTTTCTTCCTGTGCCCAGTCTTGATTGTCATCGTTTTCAAAATCGATGCCTTTCATATAGTCATCGTACTTATCCATATCGAGCTTGAACCAATAGACTTGATTGTTGAAGTCGAATGGAAATGACTTGGTACCTTTATGCTTGTAGATAAGTATGCCTTTATCCACAGCTTTTTCTGCAATAAGCAATGAACCGTAATATTTGTAGGTTTCAATATCTGTAAATTTAAGTCGATCTTGTTTGTATAGATCGTTCCAGTCCGTTTTTTTGCGACCGGCTGGTGGAAGTGCTGCTTCACATTCAAAACCATCGGCTCTGGCTTGCTCTATGAATTTTAAAATTCCATCATGGCCAGCTTGGTCATTATCAAATGCCCAAACCAGTTTAGGTAATGGTTTGCCTGTTTCGGCACATTTAGCCAAAATTTGGTTTAGGAAAATTGAAGGATAATTATTGCAGCTTAATGCTGAAAAACTGGTGATACCAGATAGCCAAAGCGCGATGGTGTCGAAAATGCCTTCGGTTATCCAGATTTCTTTTGATTCAAAATAATTTGTGTTTGGTGTGAGCCATGCATGCTTTTGAGATGACCATCCGAATTTGAAGGTCGTTTTCTTTAAAACGCCCTGTTCATCTAAAATCCGTTGCCACCAGCCTTCATTGCCCTGCTGATCTGTTATTGGAAAGCGGATGGTGATAGATCCAACATGCAGATCTGGATCTTTATAGTACTCTTGGGTATATGTGAGTGATTTGAGTTTGTCGATGTTAAAACCACGCCCTTCAACCAAATAGGCATTTACGGTTTTAAGTGGATCTTCTTGCGTTGGTTTAAAGCGTTTTTCCCATTTTTCAAATAGTTCGGGAAATAGTTCTTTAACATGGTTTTCGGTACCACAGTTATTTTTGCGTGGGCAGAATACTACCCACGGCTCGTCAGGGTGCACCCATGCTGATGCTTCTTTATGATTACATGACGGACATCTGCCACGTAATTTATTACCACTTTTTAACTTAAAGCTATAAACGTCCATGAGTTTATCTATAACTAAAGCTTTGGTTTCTGGAAACATCATCTTGATTGAACTGCCTTAAAAAAAGTGCTGTTTGCGTTTTACTTCTTCACCTGCAAGATTTAACAATTTTTCTTGAATGCGTTCTCTTGCTAGGTATTCCATAGTTTCTTCAACTGTGGCTAAGCCAAGTTGTTTTTGTACCTCTTGCACAATTTTGAGTTCTTGTTCAGTCAGTACGATTTCTCTTGTGAGCATGTTTTCAGCTCCTTGAAAGCTGTTCTTGCGCGCCTTCACTTAAGAATTTTTGCAAATTAAAATCATCTTCAGGATCTTCGATAAGCGTTTTAATGGCTTGCTTCATAACCATCTGACGGATCAAAACACTGATTTCAACTCCAGTAAGATTTGAAGCTGCAGTAAGTAGATTAGTTTCATCGATAGTTAGATTGATGCTGAAACGATTATCACGAAGTTGTCTTTTGATGCGTCTTGGTTGGATTGACATGATTTTTACCTCGTTAATTAGTGGTTGCTTGTTTTCCAACGAAATAGGTTTGTGCGATGAGACTTGATCGACTCATGTCAGTTTTTTCAACAATAGCGTCGAGTTCGTCCACTTCTTCTTTGGGTAGATACACAACACAGCGGACACGCCCACCATTAATCTTTTTAGATCTAGGACGCGTAGCGTAAGGTGAAATTTGTTTGCTCATACGGTACTCTAGGTAATAGTGGTATGCTAAGGCACACTATAGCACATTATTTTGTTCTTTAAATACATAAAGGAAATATTTTTATGCCGTCTATTGACCCTGAAATTTCAGGTGAAATTGCTCATCGTTTCAAAGTTGAGCTGGATAACAAGCATTTACGTGCTAAAACGTTGTCACGTGAGATTGGAGCAAGTGAAAATACGCTGGGAGCATATGTACGTGGGAATGTGCCGGACCAGTGGGTATATCTAAACCGATTGCAGAAACAAGGCGTTGATATTCGTTATGTATTGCTTGGAATAGATCCGGACTTTAGTGGCTTAACCAGTGAAGAAAGTGTGTTGTTAAAGGCCTATAGACAGTTAAGCCCTGAAGGACAGGCTGCATTACTTGGCTTAAGTAAGGCGTATGCAAAAGATGTGGAACCCAAATAATGACTTATAAATAAAAAGCCCACGCATAAACGTGGGCTTTTTTTAATTCAATTTTTACTCTAGTTGATCCTGAACTTTTTCAAGTTTGTCTTCAAGATCTATGAGTTTATAAATCAGATCATTGTTGTTGTAAGTCACCTGAGTGTCGTTTCCGACGGCTTCGAGTGAATTTCTCCAAATGCGTAGTGTGGCTAATACTTGATCTAATAGAAAATCATTGTCATAAGGTTGCATGTTTTTATCTCTCGCAATTCTATTTAATTGAAATTGCCAGACTGCAACCGAGGTGTTATTCCAGATTGGACTGGTAACCTGATGTACTCCCAAATACTTAGGATAAGTTAAATCATTTAGAGCTAACTCTAAGATTTTTATATCTAATTTATCTATTGAATGATCAGTTTTTGAAAGTTGTTCTATTAAATCGTTAATTTGATCAGGACAAATTGATAAAAATCCGATTGTTGTATCGTGATTAAATGTAATTTGTGCTTTGACCAATTGATCGACCATATTAAAAAACTGCTGGCAGACAAGCTGGCTGTTTGGATTGCTTGCTTGTACACGCGCTGCAATAGGTACGTAGGGAATAATGTTTTCGTTCATACTTACCCCTTTGCTTTTACATCAATCATGGTTGGATGATTGCCTTGAAATATCCAGCAGCGGACAGTTTTTCTTTCAAGTCGACTTTGCATGGGAACATTGTGTTCGACATATTGTGGATATGGTGGTTTGCTATGTGGCAAGTTTTGCAACAGGTCATTTCTGGTGAATAGTTGTGGGAAAAGATCGACGACTTGGGAAATGTTAAGCGCGATTTGATCGGTACGGTTGCTGTGATTAAGGTTGTGTACACCATAGTTGTATAGGTTTGACCAAAACGTATCGAGGGTATAGCTGACAGTTGGAGCTAAACGGTCACTTTCGCCTAAGGTTAGACAACTAATAGGTAATTGCTCCCGGACAATTCGCCCTCCTCTAAACCAAATGACCTCTGCAACGTCATCAAAAACATGATTTACGGTGAGATCTGGACTTCCTGAGCGTAGACGTACCACCGAACCAACATCGATGGTCTGGATTTGATTTTGTTGTTTGTATAGCACTTCTGCCATGTGGTTAAAGGCTTTGATATAGGCTTCTTTAACTTGGGCAGCTTTGGCACCTGTAAAGCTCATGGCCAGGAAGACAAAACCATCTTTGGTCATTTCGTACATGGGTAAAGCACGACCTGATTTGTCCTCATATTCACTGAGCGCAAAATTGCGTTCAGTGAAATCAGGTGAACATTCTATGTTTTTTATTGCACGAATAATGTCGCTGTGGCGTTTACCAAAGACTTCGGCCACTTTTAGGCTATCTGTTTTGATTTGGTCGTTTTGGATAAAAACTGCATGTTGTAATTCGAATGTGGTCATAGCTGCCATGCTCCCACCAGTAAGTACATTGAGCTTAATAATAGAAAAAATAGAAATGCGATGATGGCTGGATGCATGATTACTCTCCCAAAAATAATAAGGAGAACGTAAGAAAGCAGATACAGAAATAACCCATGCAATCGAACAGGATTTTTAGGCGTTTTTGACGTTGGAGCTGGCGGAGACGTTGGTTATAGGTGTCTAGGCTATAGATAGCAGTGTGCTCTTGCACATGAATTGATTTTCTCATGACTATTTACTCTTGTGTAAGTTTTGAACCTACCGCCATTCTTTCCACAGAATGGTGGCAGACCGAACAGGGGTGGAAATACCGTACAAGAGTAAACGGCCAGCTAAAAGCTGCCCTGCCCGATCTGCCATAACGAGTATAGCCGATTAGACATTTTAGGCAAAAAAAAGCCGCTTTGAGCGGATGTTTTCTGCTCTCTTGTACATTCAAAAACAGGTTTCCACGCCTGTACACCGATTTTGCGGTGTAAATACATGTTGCCTATAGTGTGCCACTATGTCAAGATAGTGATTCACTATTTTTATAAGACGTTGGATTATATGGATAAAAAAATAGAAAATTTAGATGAAGAACTAATAAATAGATTTATGGGGACTGCGATAATTGATAAAGAAATAAATAATTTTTTAGGATTCTTAGAAGGCATTATTTTAGATCATACAATCAATAAGAAAGAAATTTATGCCTTACAGGTATGGATGGAAAGAAATCCTGAAATCTATTGTCAATATCCTTTTGATCATTTAATTCACTTATTAGGTCAAACAGTTATTGGTTCGCAAAAATTAGATGAAGAAAAGTGCAAACAATTTGTTGAAGTGATTAAGATTTTTATTTCAGGAAAGTTCTATTCAAAAAATACTAGAGATGTTCAACGGCTTCACGGGCTATTGGCTGGAGTAGTTTGCGATGGTACTTTGAGTATAGATGAAGCTAAGGCTTTAAATACTTGGATGAAAGAACATGACTATTTAGAAGATGATGTATTTTTTCAGGAAGTTTATACATCGTTACGTCCTGTAAGAACTAAACAAGATGATTTAACAGATTTTGATATTCAAGCATTGTTCAAACAAATAAAACGGTATGTTGATCCAGATGATCATGGCACATTGAGAACTAAAATTGAAACAATAGATAATCCTGATTTTTTTAAAGGTCAACTACTAATTGAAAATGCCCTTTATTGTTTTACAGGTACTTCAAGCCGTTTCAAGAAAAAAGACTGGAAAGCTCTAATTGAGAACAATGGCGGTAAGTTCATTGATGATATGACTACCACTGTAAATTATTTAGTAATCTGTAATAAAGGTAACAAAGCTTGGGCACATGTTAGCTATGGTCGAAAATTTGAAGAAGCAAAAAAATGGCAGCAACAGGGTCATGATATAAAAATTATTACTGAGGATGATTTTATTCAAGCAATTGGATTACCAATTGAAAATTGATTTAAAACTTTGAAGAAAATTTATTTAGGACTTAAATTTCATGGGTAAAAGTTTGATTCGTATTTTTTTATTGATATCCATCTCAATTTTTTCAAATTTAAGTTTTGCTCAAAGTGCATTTGAAGTCGCATTGAAACTTGATATTAAAGGTTTAGATTTTCTGTATCCATTCAATGAAAAAAATGATTTAAATAAACAGCTTGGTCGTCCTAATCAGTACATTGAAAAAGTTTCGTGGCCAGATCCACTAATTGATCCAAAGTTTGAAAGTGATGGATATTACGAAAGTGATAATCCTGACGATTTCATTGGCGGTACAATTGAGAAATTTAGGAATCAGGCAGATTTGGAAAGACGTTATAATTATATTAAGAGCGTACATTTGGCGATGCCCATGACTAATCAATATATGTACAAAAAGGGCCTGTTTTTACTTCGTCTTGATCGTGAAATGACACCAACAGATGCTAAAAAATATGAACAAAAATTTTATAAGGCAGTGAAATAAACTTATGAAATTTTGGGAACAAACCTACATTGAGTATTTGGTAAAATGGTAACGATTACATTAGCAAAGTCTTTAGAAACTGGCCAAATAATTACTACAGCGGAAGCAGATCATCAGCGTGAATTGGGAAATATTAAATCTAAATATTTATTTGAATGTATAGATGAGAATTGTGACGCACAGATAACTTGTGCGAATTTATTAAAAGAAGTTTCAAAACGAAAAAAAGAACCTTATTACATTTATGTCGGTGATCATACTCCAGCTTGTAAAGAAAAAGACAAAATAGAAAAAATCGAACGAGAACTACAGGAACGTCAAGAGTCAAAACCAAGAAGGTATATTTCGGATAAATTTGCATTTTTAAATTTAGATAAGCCTTCAACAAAAAAAACTGAAACAGCTACACAAGGTGCATCTGCCTTAACTGACCCTACCACCAATAGTTCAGGCACTACAAATGGACAAAGCCAATTTGGTGTAAGACCATCTAAAAAAGCATTGTCGAGTTGGGTTAAACTTTTTAATGATGATGCTGATATTTCAGTAATTTATAATGATGAAGAAATTCATATTCGTGATTTATTTGTGAATATGGATGAAGTTACAAATATCGAAGATCTTGAGGAAGAACCAAAAATATATTATGGAACAGCTTGGATTAATCCTAAACCCAACGGGATTCAATTTACTTTCAGTAAAAAAGTCCAGCTTGATGAATTAAATCAAAATCCAAGCTTGATGTTATATACAAATAAAATTGCTAATGAAGCTGAAAATGGTCGTTTTTCAGAAAAAACTTTAAAGCAACTTGCTGCAAGAAGAACTAAGAATAATAAACCGCAACCTATTACTGTTTATATTTTTAGCCAATTGCCTCCTCAATTAAGTAAAAATGGTAAATTTATTAATTTCTACGCCAAAGAATTAACTTATATTTATTATGAAAAATGAGACTATTGCGTCTCATTTTTCTGGCACTGTCTATACCCTTTCAACCACATCTGTGGTGCTTCTGCCCAACTGCGTAATCTCCACGGTTCTTCTACACCGTAATAAGCATTCATAAAGCGTTCGCGCCACCAGCTGCGCATCGCTTCACAATGATATTTCATACCTGGTGGATTCATATCTGGCGTGATGTCTTGAAAAAACAATTCGAATAGTTCTTCTGGATTCATAGCTCTTTACCCAAATCCCATCTACATTCATATTGAGCAGCAAACTTGGCTTTCTGATCAACACAATGCGAAAAAAATGAAAAAGCATCCACTGCATGATCCGACCAAACCTGAGTTGCCCTTTTGATTAATCTTGGCCACTCATCTCTCCAGATCTTTAATTTAGGCTTCGGTATAGGTTTAAAAGATTTTTTATATAGCGCAAAAGCTTGATAGCACGCTTTGCGTAATTTTCTATCTTTAACTTTTGATATTTGAGATGGATTAAAACAGAAATTTTTTGAGAAATCCCATTCTAACTCAATTATTCTGGCTACTAAGGGCATTGGAATAGTTTTACCAACTGCTCTTGATTTAATAAGAATAAAATCTCCAAACAATACAGACCAGATAGGTTTTAAAAATGAATGTTTATTCATAAGCCCTCCAAAAAAAAAGCCCTTAAAAAAGGACTTTTGCCGCGTTATATGCTGATTTAAGTTGATCGATGAACAATGAAACTTTTGATTCAAGCTCGTCCCATTTGTCTCCTAATGCCAACACAATATTTTTTGCATAAGCCATCACCCATGCCTTTTTATCGCCTCCAGACTTATCTGCATTTGTGCTTTCAACTGAGTCCATTGCTTTAGCCACGACAATATAAATTGCTTGAGCCGTTTGCATGGCTTGGATAATACCGATCGCAATGGTTGAAATTTTTGAATCAAAATTACTCACGTTTTAAGTGCTCCGTTTCGTTGATCAGCTTCATGACCATAGGTTTTTAAATTTACAAGTGGGTTAGGGTTTGCACTAGGTGCGACTTGATGTGTGATTGCGAATTCTGCTCTGGCAGAAAATCCACACTTGATGTTTGAACATTGAAAGTAAACTACTCGGAATAAGGGACTCTCAAGTTTGCTGGTCCTCAAATAAAACTTAGATGCACAGTGGGGACATAAAAAACAGTTTTTAGATGCCATAGTCGCTTTTCTGGTTATATTTATGTCCATTATAGATAAATCGGTTATATATTTGTACTTTATGTAGAGATTTATTACTATTAAATCTGTTTTTTCTGCTTTGAAAAAATATCATGCAAAATATGAAATGCATTTGTTGTTTTAAACTTCTTGCGAGAATTGATAATTTTAGAAATCTTGAAATTAAATGTCCTCGCTGTAAAACCTTAAATCAATTCCAGAGCACCTTGAGTGCCTTACCTGAATGCCCAGAGCATCCGACCTCATCAGGTAAGATCCATGACACAAAACCTCTCACCGCAATACAATCCTAGTGGCCACAGCTTCAGTGGCTGGCTTGGCGGTAAATCTCAACTGGCCAGAACGATTATTGATATGCTGCCCGCACATAAAACTTATGTTGAAGTGTTTGGTGGTGCTGGCTGGGTACTTTTTAAAAAGACAGCTTCTACTGTTGAAGTGATTAACGATATTAATGACGACTTGATCAATTTATATCGAGTGTTGAAATTTCATTTTGATGCATTTCTAGCTGAATATGAGTTGCTGCTATTTTCTCGAACTCAGTTTGATGATTTTAAGCGCGATCAATCTGGTTTGACTGATATTCAACGGGCGGTGAAGTTTTATTATTTGCTACGCTCTGCGTTTGGTTGCCAACTTGATGGTTCATTTACTTATTCAAAAGATCGAGCAAACCGCATGCGCTTAGGTGAACGCTTACGTGAACATCTGGTGTCGATACATGAACGTTTGCAGAATGTGGTTATCGAAAATCGATCTTATGATTATGTGATTACTCGACTGGATAGCCCAGACACGTTGTTTTATCTGGATCCGCCCTATTGGGATTGTGAAAACGTCTACGGCAAAGGCATCTGGAGTAAAGATGATTTTTATACGCTGAAGGACAAACTGGATCAGATTAAGGGCAAGTTTATTTTGAGCTTGAATGATGTGCCAGAAGTGCGCGAGCTATTTAAAGATTATCAAATGACACATCGTAAGATCCGCTGGTCCGTGAACTCAAAAGCTGCTCATGAAGAGCATAATGGTAATGAGTTGATTATTTATAATTTTTGATTCGTTCATAAAACAAGGCCAGATTCTGAATCTGACCTTGTTGTTTTATTTTGCTTCCTTCACTTGCTCCAGCATGTTCTTCTTCGCATTGAGTCTTGGCAATTCCCGTTTTAAGCGTTTTTCTGCCGCTTTTTTACTTTTCAATACTTTATCAATCACCTTGGGATTAGATTGATCACCCAGTGTTGCCCAATAGCGTGGGGATATAGATTTTCCAATCGTGTATTGGATTTTCAAGCCAGTGTAAGGCTTAATATCAAGCTCATTATGTGCTGAAAATTTGCCTGTTTCGAGATCCAGTAAAGCATATTCACGATCTAAACGTTGCTGTGCGCCTGCTTTGGTCACGTACAGATAGGTAAAATGTTTTGGATTGGATTGATCACCCTTGGTCAGTTTTATTGCCTTTTCACCGTCTTGGTAATACACCACCACGCCCGTCCATTTTTTATCTTTTTCTAAGACAAACTGATCTTCAAATAGTTCGGATACATCATCTGCATCCGGGAAAAACACTTCGAGCTGCAGATCTGTGGTGTAACCGCTTGAAGCATCCAATGTGTCCGTAATGGTGGTCGCGAGCCAGTAGATTTCATCGATCTGCTCCTTAACCCCAACAAATAGAAAAGTCTGCTCTGGTATGATGTCTGGCACACCTCTGGCCAGCTTATAACTGAGTGTTTCACTGGTACGTTTGAAGTGGTTCAATTTAGCTGAAGCAGCTAGTGTCGCGGTTTGTTTGTCTCGATGAATATGACGTAGCTCTTTGATGTTTTGGTTCGATTGATCCCCGACAATGACCTCGAGCTTTTTAGCCATTTTATCATCGTAATAAAACGCGCGAATTGCAGTGACTTCTTCACCGCCATCGCTGTAGCTATAGCGATGATCATCACCCATTGCCCTGGTCAACTTGTAAGTCGGTAGATCTTGGCCAGATATGGTCTGACTCTGGCCTTTGGGCATAAAAAGTAAGGTACCATTTTTGATGGTCGCAATCGCGTCGTGTTCATCGGCTAAACGAGTAATCAAATTCGCATCTGACTCATTTTGATCGATATGAATAATTTTATGGCTGGCCAGATCTGCTGCAACACTATCGTTAAGATCATGCTCAAGGGCAATCAGTCGTATTAAATCACCAAGAGCAATGTTATCGAAGCTACGCTCTTTTTTCTGTTTGAGTGACTTTTTCATATCTGCGCTGGTTGCTCGAATACGAAGAACATCGGGCGCACCGGCATGCTCAACCTCTTTGACGATGTAACTGCCCTTGTAGACCAAGCCAGAATGCTGCCAGCCTATCCATGCTTGAAGAATTGCCCCTTTGTTTGGGATTGTCAGCAAACCATCGTGATCTGAAAGTGAGAGATCTAGCGTATCGACTTCAAAGCCACGTTTATTTTCGATACGCATCTGTATGAGTCGATTGTTGATCTTGGATGAAATATCCAAGCCATCGACGATTAGCTTAAAAATGGGAAGCGGATTTGCCTTTAAGACATCAATAGCCAGATCATTGAGTGTGGAAAGTACAGTCATAGTAAACCTATTAATTTGCCAGCAGTATTGCCGATTAATGTTCCTGGTTTCTGTGCCTGCGTCATTTTCAAACTGAATTCAATTTTTTTGGGTGTGCCATCTGAAAAAAAAATCGTTTGAGTTTCTTGAAGATCATCGATGTGATATAGCCCAAAAACCTTACCATTACCGCTGATGAGTGGCCATGCTTTACCAGTATCGCCCATGACTCGTAAAGCGGTGATGCTCATTTGAGAGCCAAACTCAGGCACAATACTACCCTCAAGTGAAATAGTGTCTTCGCCACGGCCAATGAATTGATAGGCTGGCATATCACCCACTCGGGAATTGCTTGGATGCCGCCAGTTTGTGCTGCGCTGTAGCTGCTGATATACGGCAGTCGGAATGCTAAACGGGAACATGCCCAAGATCATCATCATAATAGTTACTCCTGGTCGGACATGATGGTACGAACTCGCGCCAGTTTGTCACGCTGGATTCGCATGACGACTTGTTCAATTTGACGTTCAAGATCTTGAACGATTTGTCCTGGTGCAGCGTGAATGTGAATGGTGTAGGTATCCCCTGCCACTGCCAATGAAGACTGACGGCTTGGGGTAAGATTTGGCGCTGCCTGAATCTTAGACATTACCGGCGCAGCAATATCAATCTGATCTAAGACCGGTGACTGAGATTTATTGGTAAATAGATTGAGGACCTGATTGTATTTGTTCTTGAGCTCAGGAAATGCCTGAGTAAGACCCATGCCAATACCACCGATGATGTGACCGCCGAGACCAGCCATGACTCGGCTTGGAGAATGAATATCCATTCTCTTTCGCATAAAATCTGGCATGTAATTATTAACCATTCCCCATACAGATTTAAGTTGCGTGAATCCAGATTTAATACCATCTATCAATCCATTGATAATATTGCTTCCAATAGACAACATTTTGTCTTTAAGTGTCCCCAAATATGTAAATATGGTGTTCCACCCGTCCATTATTCTCTGAAGCAATGGATTATTAGAAATTACATTTTTTAGTGTTTCCCAAGCATTGTAAACATAACCTATAACGCTATTCCAAGCCGTGGCGGCTGATCGTTTAATTTCATCCCATTTTTCTGCAAACCATTGTCCAATAGGACTGAATAATAGCGATATAGAATTCCAAAGTTCACTTGCTCCTGAAGTAATCGATGTCCAAACTTCACTGAAGAAAGCTGTAATACTTGACCAGTTAGCTATGATCATTCTAGGAATGCCAATAAATGGCAAAAGGAAATTTAAGATAGGATTATTGGCAAAAACAGTATCAACAGACTGAATAATTCCTTTAATCCAATTAATTCCAGTTTGAAATGCAGATACGACCTTATTCCATAAATCACTAAAGAAAGTCTTTATTGGATCCCAATTCTTATAAATAAGATATGCTGCTGTCGCAAGTAACGTTATCGCTAAGAGAATCGGATTAGCCATCATCATACGACCGACTAATAGGAACATTCGACCAATCCACATGATAGCTGAGCCGAGGGCTTTAAATGGCGATGTCAGCATCTTAAATACGAAGCTTAATGCGCTGCCTTGAACGCCCAATGTGACCATCATGAGCCTTAGGCTCAACATACTTAAAATAAGCGGGGAAAATACCAAGAGCAATCCACCAATGGCCACTAGCCCTGCAGCAATAACCAATAGGCCAGTACCGAGTGCTTTGGCCAGTGTTGGGTTTTGCTGCATCCAGCCTGTGAAGCCTTGCATGGCATTGGATGCCATGATTAATGCTTGTGTGTAGATCGGTAAAATGGTCTGGCCAAACTGTAAATAAGCATCGTGGAGTTTTGCTTTTGCATCCAGCTCTTTACCAGCCGTGGTGCCTTGTGCCTGTTTCTCTAACTGATCAATGTTAAAGGCACCTTCATTTAGCTTGGCATTTTTATGAATCTGATCACGCTGCATATACATTTGAGCAAAAAGGTTTGATGCAGTACGGTTACTGAAAATACTGCCGATCGCATCGATGACGTCACTTTCTTTGGTAATGCCTTTGGCATTTAGAGCCGGTACCAGTACTTGCTCCATCCATGCAAACTGATCTTTTTTGAACAATGCAGCGTTTTTAATTGCACCGATATCGAGATAAGACAAATCACCGGTTTTATTGTGTTTGACCTTTGAATAATCGCCAATTAGACCAAATTTATCGAGATTTGCAGCTGCTCGCTGCGTGGTTCTACCCTGGTACAAGTTTTGATAAGCAGACATCATGGAGGTACCGACACGAAAACCGCCCATTTCCTGCACCAGTGGTTCCATTTTGTAATAAAAGGCTTTGTTATCCATACCCTTTGCAGCAATACCACCTGTTTTGATGACGTTTAACCATTCCTCTGCTTGTACACGTCCACCCGTGGCCGTGATGACTTGCTGAATGATATTGGCTTGCTCTGTGAATGATTCCTTGCTTTTTAAGCCATTCCGCATTTCGATGACTTTGAGCATGTCCATGAATTTTTTTTCATTTTCGACACCGTGATCACCATACATGGCTTCATTTGCAAATTTCATCTTGGCCAACGTTGGTGCGACCCATTGTGCATGATGCACATCGCCGAACGCAGTTACACCGTCACGCACTAACGTTAAATTATCAAGCGTACTGGTACCGAAAGTTTTCATCGCTCTGGCATATTGAATTGCTTCTTCAGTGGCTTGTTTTCCAAAACCCAATGATGCAATCCGATTCTCTTCGATGTCGACGCGCTTTGACTCATCGATCGGTTTGCGCATTGCATAAAGTGTACCTACGCCTGCACCAGCCATCATCATTCCCGTCATGCCTGCTGTACGTGCATTTTGGCTGTAGCGTTGGTGTTGCTGCTGCACATTGTTTAAATTACGGAGTGTTCGGCGCTGTCGTTCAAGCTCTGATGTTGCTTGATCTGTACGACGACGTAATTCAGATTGATGCTGAGATAAGTTACTGGTAGATAACCCGGATTGATTCATCTCAGTACGAAGTTGATGCAGCTGCTGTGTATTTTGCTGATGCGAATCTTTCAGCCGTTTTGCTGCTGCTTTGGCCTTTTCAAAATCACGTGTTAATTCTGCACTTGGATTGCTATTCATCTGCTGGCGCAAGGTTTTAATGCGATCCTGCATGTCTTTAAGTGCTTTGGCGCTTTCCTCGGTGGCTTTCTTTTGCTTTACATAACCATCGATCTGTTTTTGCTGATCATTGAGTTTTTTGACTTCGTCACTGGTTCGTTTTAGCGCATTTGAAGCAGCTTTACTGTTGCCGATCATCAGCTTGAGTACGGGACTCAAGCTGTCTTTTGATCCAAACAGGACTTCAAGTTTTAAGGGTTTCATTCGGCATCATTTCCATTTCGATCAATGGCTTGTTGATGCCATTGCATCAGTTGACTAAGTGACATATCGATGTAAGCCTGCGGTGGCCAGTGAAACACCACCGCAATATTGGCGATCGCATCGTCTACTTTTGGCGTAATACTTCCGCACGTACTGATTTCGGTTGCAAAAAAAGCATGATGACTCCACAAATTTGTGTAATGTCGGCTGGCTCAAGCTGACTGATTTGTGATTTTGTCAGCTCAGGTGTGCATACACGCGGTAATACCGTACAAACGGCTGTGACATCACCCTGCAATAAATCTGAAATTTTGATGCCTTGCAAAGCTTGTACATTCGGTTTACGAATTTCTAATGTGTTAATTTCTAAATTACCCATCATGACTGGCTTTTCCAGATCGACTGTTTGAACCTCCATGTTGATGGCTGCTGTATTTTCAAATTGCTCTAATGTTTTCACGAGATAACTCCAAAAAATTTATAAAAAACCTCTGCCCACGGGGTATGAACAGAGGGATGGAAACTTATAGACCGATGTTTTGACGATGCTTTTCTTGAAGATCGATACCGTTCACGATTTCGATGCCACCAGGAATATCGATCTCAATGATTTTTTCACCATCGATAGTGAGTTTGTAGTAAGACCAAATGGTTTTAACTGTGGTTTCCGTGTCATCACCCGGTTTGTAGTTACCAAAATCAATCTCCTCATGGCGACCACGAACCACGACTTCGACTGCACTGGTTTCGCCAGTGTCGTCACGCTGAAATGAACCCGCAAAACGTAGACCGAATGCTGAAACGGATGCAGCACCCCATTGCTGTAAAATCAACTTATCGATGCCACCTAGTTTCCATGTCATCTCGTTGATATCATCAGCTAGACCGGCATCCCACTTAATGTTGCCGTTCATGCCACCGCCACGCCAGTTTTCTAACTTGCGACCGAGCTTAGGCAAAGTCACTTCACCCGTTTGGCCAAGATATGAATTACCTTCGTTATATAGATTCGAAAGCTTTAATTTTTTTGGTAGAGCCATGATCTTGTCCTTATCCTGCTGTTACACGTGAAGCAAAGTCGACCAAGTAACGGTCTGTGATGCGCTGACGTAACACTAAGTTTTCTAGCGGTGGAACAGGCGTATAGTCATAGTCGATATAAAACTTGCCTGACTTGAGCACTTCTTTGGTATTGATGACCGGATCTAACCAGCATTCACCACCGAGTAAGTAATTACCCAGTGTCATTTCACGCATTTTTGCGTTAATGCCTTCGATAATGTCTCGCGCGAGTCCTGGTGTAAGATCTTTATCGACTGCCCACATATGGCCTTCAGCCATTGTGTCTGCAAGAATTTGCGCTGTACGGGTATAGTTTTCAAACGCGAACTGAGGATCATCAGAACAAGTGCGAGAACCCCAAAAACGGAAACCATCGCGCTGAATGAGCGTGGTAATGTCATTTTGGTTGAGATAGCCTGCGTCTGTGTCTGGATCTTGCAGTTGCCAATACACATCTTTTGAAATGCCAGTAACCCCATTGACCGCAACGTTTGAAAGCGTTTTTTGCCAACCGGTTTCATTGTCAATTTTTGCACGTAGGCCAAGAGCACGGGCTGTTGCTTCAAACGTTGCCGTGGCACTGGTGGCTGTATCGAAGCCTAAAAAATCTGGCCAGATGACCATCGCTTCACGTGCACCGAACGTTTGACGATAGGCTTGGGCTTCTTCTTTGGTTTGACAGCCATTTGCTGAAATATACGAAAAACCGCGAAGCTTTTGAGCCAATGCAATAAGTGCAACGGATACAGCCGATGTATCTAGACCAGGAATACCCAAAATACGTGGCTTAACGCCGAGCTGTGCTTCCGCTGCAAGCAATGCTTTCATGCCTGTATATTTGCCATTGACTGAACCACCAATGATTGCAGACGTCTGCTCTGCAGCATCGGTCTTTTGTTCTACACGGACCACCACAGTTGCGGGATTGGTTTGATCGGCAATCGCTTGAAGTGAACGTGCTAATGTGCCTTGATCGCCGGCTTTGTCTAGAGCAGCTTGAACGTTGGTTAAGAGTACTGGTGTGTTAAGTGGAAATTTTTCTGCATCTGCATCTGATGCTGTACAGACCATACCAATAACCGAGCTTGATACTGTACGAATGGGCCGGGTTCCGTCATTGAGTTCTAAAACTCGGACTCCGTGATGATAATCTTGAGCCATAAAAATAGCCTGTAATCTGGTTAGTTTTCAGATCACAGGCTTACAAATTGTTTGATCAATTTCATTGAGTTGCAGTTGTTAAAAGTAAATTTACAACTTAACTGATACGTCTTTAATGCTTAGTTTAAAACCCCACGATTTAAGTGTGGGGTTTTGTAAGAGGGGATACTACAAAAATAGCCTGTGATCTAGTTGGTTTTCAGATCAAAGGCTTACAAGTTTATGAGTGAGTTTCAGTCAGATTGACTTGTATATGAGTCATATACAAAAGCTCTTAATCAAACCAGCTCCTCGTCTTCTGAAGTCATTAGATCATTGACAACGACCTCTCTTTGAGCCTCTTGCAACCGTATATCAATCCAACGTTGTTCACCGTGCATATTGTTAGGAATATCTATTGGTTGAGCTTCATCAGCGACAACAGAAGCTGTTTCGATATCAAATTTACGTTTAAATGTTTTGATTTCGATGTCACCGTTTTCAAAAATTTCATATTTTATTGCACAAATTTTATTGCCGTTGCTGTCAGTCGGTACATTAATCCACCACCCCTCTTTTGCGAATCCTAACGTATTTTTAATAAGATAATGACCGATCCCAATTTTCTCAAATTCTGGATTTTGTTCAGCAGCTTCATCATTAGATTCAATGTGATCTGAAAATAATTTGACGATCGGTGAAGCTTCTTTTAGAGTACCGTCTGCTGTGACTGTCGTGTTAGCAGAAGTATAAAAATAATTCCAGGCTTTGTATGCCCCCCCCCATTCCGCATTCCTAAGATAGGCAGTTTTAGAATTAACAGGAAAAGCCAGTTGAACTGCGTTTGTGTAAAGTCCGGCATCATTAGAAGCAATTGTAAGAATAGCACCACCGAAGCCGTCAACAGGATAATTATTAGCTTTGCTTCCTAAATTTGCGTTCCCTTGCATTGAAAATACAGTATTTCGACGGATACTGTTTAAATTTTCTTTTGATAAGTCATTGATAATTAATCCATTAACGAAAGAAGTAGGAGTTTTATTAACCCACTCTTTTGAACGACCGTTAAATGTGTACTTTCGACCAACGAAATCGCTTAAATTTAGAATTGCTGCCCAATTTGATATACGAATTTTAAAGTCAGCAACATCATCTGGAAAGCCCACTCCTACCCACATTGGTGAATCATAATTGAATGTGCCACCGTCAACCCTAACCGCATCTGCGAAGCTTCCTGAATTTTTAGTATTAATTCTGCCACCAGAAAGCGTTACAACTGAGTCAGAACTCGAAATATCAATCAAACCCGTGTAAATTCCATGCCGATATTTATTATCTATTCCGTAGATGAAACTTGGGGATTCGATGCGTATCCATGAGTATGAGATTCTCAGTAGATTATATGCATGAATGCCTTCAATACCGCATCCAATCATTGTTAAATCTGAATTCGTGATATGAAATGCAGATTCAGCTGGTTTCCCATCTTCTCCAACATATTCAGCACAACAGTTTTTTAGCGTCGAATAAACTAAATTATGTATTCTATAAGATGAATAACCCGCTTTTGTTTCTTTAGACCAACACGTATCTAAAGTGTTAGAAGTCCCTGTACCAATGTAAAAACCGCATTTTGAATATGCTGAACAGCGAGTCCAGTTCATCATCCATATATCTTCACAATAAAAGCCATACTCACCGCCTTTTACTGTGAGTGACTGGAGGTTGGACATGCTGATATAAGGCGCAAAAAATACTTTTCCGACATCTTCACCATTGACTTTTTCTTTAACGATGGTCAAGTTTTCAATATTAATGTAACTGTAATATCCATAGAATGCCCCAAATACAACTGCACAGTCTTGGTCGTAGTTATACGGGTTTCCTGCGGGATCTGTTCTTCCTTTAATACCTGTGGTGCTTGCTGAATATTTTGAAATTGTTGCACCATTGCCTGCAATTTTTTGTCCTGTAAACAGCTCAATCGGTTTACTCGTTTTATAAGTTGCAAAACAGTCGCATTCAACTTTTAATCGTGATGTAAAAACTTTTTTTAACGCTTCATAGTCGTCTGTTTTGTTGTCACCTTTGGCACCCGCTTGTTCAGGTGTGACAACGTTGTTGTCTAACTGAAGTACCCAGCCATTGATACACAGAAACCCATCATTTTCGTTTTTTCTGCTGTCGTTATAGATACGTGTACCACCACCTTTAAATGGTTGTGCTAAAGCTAGATTTTCTGGTTTATGATAACCTTTAACGTAAACGGTACGTCCATCCCACTTCGTCGTAATTGCATCTAAATCAATCAAAGCATCGACTGTATGCGTTTTGGTTTCATCTGCATATTTAATTGCATCTTGTTTCGCATCTTCAACTTTTTGGATCGTCGCAAGAACGACATCTGGATCAATGACAAGTTCAAAGTTTGCAACATTATCAATTTGCAAAATCATGCGAAATGTCATAATCCGTGCAGTACCGTCGCTTGGATTTGGCTTATAGGTGGCTGGATAGTTTGAGTATGCGACTAACACATCGCCAGCATACAATCCCAATTCACGAATATTAAAACCACCTATGGCTGAAGCAATAATAGCCTCTGCACGTAACCAGTTGGCATTGTTTGGATCCGGTGCGAGACTATTTAGTTGAGTTCGATGTACTTCACGCACCATCGATGTAAAATTTTCATTCGGAACAGGTAATGAACCACCGCCATCACCAAAGGCCATGCTTGTAATCCCAAGCTTGGTGCCATTACGAATTGCTTCAGTTAGAAGTTCCAGACCTTTTTTTGTGAAAACTGAATAATAAATTTGTTCTGCCATGTTTAAGCTCTCGGATAGATGGTGGTGTCGTCATGTCCAAAGAAGACAAAAATCGGACAACAAATAGGAGTAAATTCGTTTTGTTTGGGATAGATGGTGACGTCTTCACCGTCGTACATGGCACAAGCGATATTGGTATCACCACGCACTGAGACAACATTAACTTCAATGCCTTTGAGTTCACGTGTCAGAGGTTTTGCATCATTCAATAAGGCAATCAGGGTGTTGTAGCCTGATTCGCTGAGTTCATTGCCTTCGGTATCAATGGTGATTTGAAATGTTCCTGGTGTATTGGTTGGCTGCTCTTGCCACCACTCGGTCACTGATAAGGAGTATCCAAAGGCTTTGGTAATTTCTTTAAGTGCTGCGACTGTGCCTTTCTTTTGATGAATCTGAAAAGAAGCACGAATTTGGGCAATTTTTTCTTTGTCTGACCAGTTTCGATTCCAGCGGTCGACACTGTTTTGCCAAGCGATCAAAGGTAAGAAATCGTTCGGTGTATTTTTAAGTGTGGTAATTGCTCGAATATTAACGTCTAAGTCCGTGGCTTCAGAAGTCACACTACAAACATTGCGTTCAAGTAGTGTTGAGTTAGGCGGGAGAAGTTTATTCATCAAGCTTCTCCAGCATTTATCGTAATGTTGGTACAGTGCGCGACTTGAACGTGGCTTACCTCAACATCTGCAGCAGGGCTTGAAATCACAACATGAACAACGCCTGACACATGCAGCAAGTTGTAAATTTTAGAAAGGTAAATAGACCGGCCAATACGTCGGCTTTCATCTAAATATTTTTTGACTGCTGCGGTGGCTGCTGAAATTAGAGAGTCTGATTCGGGTAAATTGTTAGTAAATATTGTGGCGGTGAGTTCAAAAGGGATCACATCGACCGATTGAACTGTCAGTCGATCTGCGACGGGCCGACGTACATCATCATTTAAATAGCTTTGTACGATTGATAATAGTGCGTCGGTTGCTGCACCTGTTTCAGTATCATTTTGTAAGATGGTGACCAGCGCTTCGGCAGGGGCTGGCGATGATGCTTTGGCATCGGCTACACGTCCATCGGCACTCAATGCATGGTATTCGTATGCAGAGGTGGGACCAGCAACGGATAAAGAGTCAAAAACTAGAGATGCGCGATAACGTAAAGCATCATCGGTTTCATACACAGCATCGCTGTCTGCAGTCGCTTCATTAATCAGTAATCGTTTAATGCCATAGTTAGCTACGACGGCATCAAGATCGGTCTTTTCAGCAAAAGCTAGTAGTACAGAAAGTGCTGCATTATTGATGCGGTTACGCAGAATGACTTCACGATAGGCATTTTCTTCTAAAAACTTTGTCAGTGGTTCGCTTTCACGCTGTAAAGTCTGACGAATCTGATCCTGATCAGTACTGTCAAACAAGCTAATCAGTTTTTCTTTACGCTCAGCAAGAATCGATTCAAAGTCGATTTCTTCAACCATGCTGGGCTTGGTAAGTTGTGAAAAGTCGACGCTCATATTGAAGATCCCATTTGCAGCGGAATGTTTAAGTTGAGTGCTTGGCCAGTCAGTGTATGAACGGCTTCTAAATCCAGTTGCAGTCCTCCAGAATAAACATCACTCACCTTCATACTTTCTATACTGATACGCTCTTCCCACCGAGTAACTGGCGTGTAGATTGCACTAAAAATCTTGACTTTAAGTACATCACTCATTGGCTGATCGATCAGATCGGGAATGATAGAACCGTAGTCTCGACGCATGATTCGAGAGCCAAGCGGAGTTGTGACAATGTCTTGAATTGATTGTTGAATGCTTTCAAGCTCTGAAATAGAGACACCGTTTTGGCGTGACATCATGGCGTTGGTCCTCCAGATACATCTCCGCCAGATTTCACACCTGAAGTTTTGTGTGATTTCAGACTTATATCACCAGCTTTAACATCGCCTTCAGTACTAAAATCGCCAGAAGAGTGACTGGATCCCTGTACTAACTGGCTACCACCCACCGTATTGTTTCCAGTCATGGCAGTACTGCCCTCAATTTGGACATTACCAACGTTGGTCTGGTCGCCATTGACAAAAAGTTTGCCATTGATGGTGGTATCGGCATTCACAGTGAGTCCACCTGGTGCAGTAAGAATTGCAGTTGCGTCAGCGGGTAAAATGGCTTGTAAACTATGGTTTTTGGTGTCGTAACTAATGACCGCACCGTCTTCAAACATGCGCAGCTTGATATCAGGATCTTGGGATGGTGTAGGGAAATCTTCATTGTTTAGACCTACAACAACGATACCCAGCTCTAAAACTCCGCAGGGGCTAAAAACAATACATTCTTCATTGATGCTAGGTAAATCATGAGTCGAGTCTTTGCCAGCTCTCAAATTAAGAACACGTAACTGCTTGGTTACGATGTCACCTAGATTGACTGTAACTGTATGAAAGGGTTTAGACGGAGTTACGGTCTTGATTCGTCCGAAACGGATCAAATTTTCGACGCGACGATTGATATCTGCATTCATGCTGCAATCGTGGTGCAGCTTTTTGTTTAATGCATTCGAGTGAAGTTGTAAAAAACAGAATAACAACTCAGATTATTATTTTTTATCAATAAAATTAAAAACTTCATTTTCGAACATTTCTATTTCTGCATCTGTAAATCCAAGCAAGATCCGCTGTGCATATCTGACTTTAAATGTTCTGCCGTTGTACTTTAATGTATCGATTAATCCATCCTGGTGAATACGAGCAAGTCTTGATACTCGTTGATCAAATCCAATAGTCACGCCATCTGGAATTTTTTCTATTTTCATGAATTTTGCCGTTTTAAGCTTCATGAACATTTTTTGTTTTATTTTGCCTTTACGTGCACGTAAATTTTTTCGCGGTGTATATGAGCTACCATCAGGATTTTGCTGTCGTGTGATACGCTGACTTTGGCTCGCACGAATCTTTCGAGCGATCATCATTGCAAATTTACGTTTTTCAGCATCACTTAACGATGCCAGTAATGCATTGAGATGCTCAGAAAGATATTCGAGTTCAGCCATTACAGATAACGTCCTTCTTCAGGTTCACGTGACATCCAAGATGCTAGGACGGTACCGTCTTTATCATAGAGCGTGACTTCTTTGGATTCTTCAGCTTTATGATATTTTGGCTCTTCTGGATAACTAACATTTAGACCGTCATTGGTCTGTTTTACAATGACGCGCTCAGTCAAAGGCAATTGAATCGCTAAATCGACTTTGTCGTTTGCTAAAATCTCTGCTTCAAATTTTATGCCCTTTTTAGCGTGATCAAGATTGGCCATTAGTTCAGATTGATTTTCTCGAACCCAATCGAGCACCGGAATACTGACTGCAGCTAAATCACCGGCGTAATCAGTTAAGATCATCGTCAGTGTGTATGCATATTCAAATGATAGGCCGTTCGCTAAAGTACTGCGGACATTGCCTTCGTCAACAAAAATAAGAACACGCTCAGGATCACGCTGCAGTTCTGGTATCGCATTTAATAAATGTGTTCGAAGGCTCTGTGGTTTTTTCATGCTGCTTTGGCTCCGCCATAAATTGGTTCCAAGTGATCCCACTCTTTTTGGAATTTTGCCTGGTACCCAAGTTTTTTATAATTTGGTCCGTTGTAGAGAGTAAATACAGCGTCCCAATTTTCAGCTCGCAGCGCATCAATCAATGCGACTTTTTTATCGTCGATAATGCCTGTTTTCCATTCGATAAATCGAATAAATGCTTCAAGCTGGAAAGATTCACTAGCAAATTGTTGATCGACAAAATCTTGGGCAGACGCATAACCGAGATCTTTCCAGTTTTCGCCCATGATTTGAAACTGGCCCCAGCTTGCAGACATCAAAGCACATTCAACATCGATCTGCTTTGCTAATTCTAAACGGACATATTCGGCCTCATTGCCCTGATAACCACCCGATTTTTTATTTACAATATTTGGACGTTCAACTGCCATTTTGTTTGCAAAGGCAGCTCCTTTTTTCAAACGTAAATATGCATACATACGGTGACGTTCAAACAAAATTTTAGGCTTTCCATTTTTTAGAAAACCCACTCCCCTGCCTTCAACTGCACCAAAAACACGAATCGCAAGCTCCGAAACTTTAAGGCGTGCACCTGCTGCTGTGTAGTCACTATCTTTAAGTAATTTCGAGATATTTTGTTCAAGTAGAGCTGCTCTTGTCTTGTCTCCGACTTTGCCATCCGCAACCAGATTTTTTTGCTTTTGAAATGTAATGACAGCGTGTTCAGTAGAAGCACCAAAATCACCATCGATGGACAGCTCTCTGCCTTTTACGCCTTTAAAACCCAGCTTTTTAAGCTGCTGTTGTAATGTAATGACATCATTACCCTTTGAACCAAATTTTAAGATCATGATGTACTCCAGATAAGCTTGGCCACATTACCTTTTGCTCGAAAAATCAGAACAGCCAAAAGGACTGCAAATATCGCATCCCACAATGTGACTGGATCTTTAAAGAATAAGATATGGACAGCTTGTCCCATAAAAGATGCAATAAGTAATGTCGCTAGAAATGAGTATCCACGGTGAAAATCTGTGTCATTTCGATTGAAGCAAACAATGCGAATGCCACAGAGCATATACGCAATAACAGCGATCAACTGGAATAGAAATTCAATCATGATGATCCTCCTCGAAAGGCTTTCCAAAGATCTGAAAGCTTGCTGGCTTTTACCCAGTCCACAGCCTTGATCAAAATAAATAACGAAAATGTCGATGTAATCAGTGCTGCTGTCGCATCACTGGTAATAAAAGTCCGACTAGTAATTTCAGGGGCGAGCAGATAACCAATTCCGGTCGAAAGCAGCATGGTGCGTAGGCGTGAAAGGGCTGTCAGATTTTTTTCATAAGTTGAAATGAATGCAGCTCCTAATACTGCTCCTAAAAGTGCGTTACCATTGATAAAAGGCAGTAGTGATGCAGCACTCAATGTCAGTGTTGAAATACTGGTGGTCGTAGTTGGTTCTGGCATTATTAATCCCACAGTTGTATTGTTTGTTTGGTTTGTTGTGGTGTATCGATGTCGGGAAGAATCACGGATGTACCGATTGGCAGAAAAACACCGACGTCTGCCAGATTGGGATTTGCTTCAAGTACTGCTTCAACCACGCCAGAGCTACGTCCGTAATATCGCCAGCAAATTGAGTCAATCGTGTCATTTTGGACGGCTGTGACGGTTCTGCTCATATCACTTACCTGTTTGTCGACGTTTCAATCGACGTTTTTTTTGACTAACTTTATTCAACTTTTTTGATGGACGCGGAATAAAATAAAAATTTCTTGGTGATGATATTAAAGTCGTTATACCAATTGCTCTTGGAAGAGTTGTAGTAGACGCAGTCAATCCGCCAAGCACTGTTGAAGCTAAAAAAATATTTTTTAAACCTCTCATATCAACTCCACGACACTATGGTTTTCGCCTTTAATCTGCTGAATCGCCCACATCTTGTTGCGGCGATAATCTTCTACAGTCAAAAAGGCATGTTCAGCTTTTTTATTACCTGAATTTGTACTGTCATAATTCCGATAGTTTTCATTTACTTTGGCTGCTACACCGTTGGATACAGCCGAAAAATATAGAACTTCGGTATCTGGCTTACCATCGATGATGCTTATTGCCAGATCTGCCAATGTGTCTGCTTTCATGACCAAGCTTGCAAGCAAACGATTGGTATCGATGATTTCTTCAAGAACCAATTGACGGAGTCGAGCATCTGTTACTGCACCATCGATACGAACCACATCCCGAATTTGATCGAGTGAAATACTTGGGAAAAAAGTGCCACTGGTAATATTGATGTTGCTTGGCGTGGTACTGCCGTTTGCGACAAAGCCCATAAGAATCTCCTTAGGGCACTGGGAGGGGCAAAGGCTCGTTGAAGATTTACTGTGATGTGAAGATCACGACCTTTGCACTCCAGTGCGGTGCGGGGCACTTATTCAGAAGCTGGTACCATACTGCCGTGATCGTCGACGACAGGCGTTCCGTTTTGATTCAGCAAAACGTTGGTTGCTTCTGGTTGTTCGGTTGTTGGTTCTGGTTCTGGCTTTGATTCAGTTTCAACCGCTGGCGCAACGGCTGGTTGTGACTTAGAGACAAGCTTGATCATTTTATTGAGATCTGTTCGCCCACCGCATTTATCATCTAGTTTGCAAGCTTGTTCTAGAAAATCACGTGCACGAGTTGCGTGTACTAAATCGACAAGCTGCTCACCAGTAATCAAACGCATTTCAGCTTTACCCAATGCCAGATAAAGTTTGGCCTTTACCTCGTCAGGCATATCACGTTTGGACTTATCCAGTGACTCATCTGTAATCAAACTTTCAAGTCGTTCAAGCACAGTGATATCAATAGATACATCCGTTTTAAGCACTTTTAAAAATTCATCGGCAATGTCTTCAGTGATGAAACACGCTTCAGAACGCTCAAAACGATCGGGAAGTTTTAATCCGTGCTTGAGGACATATTCAGCAAGATCCAACGCAAAGTCGTATTCAGCAACATCGATTGACCAAACCAACATTTCAGTGACTACTGCATCTTGTACACCTGGCTTCACTTCTAGAATGCCTTGAAGATATGGTTTGTAATTTGGTAGTAACTGGCGTTTCAGTTCGACTTTGTTTTGTTTTGACTGAATATTTTTCAGACGGTTTTTATCGCTATTGAGCTGCATTAATTGCTGTTCATAAGCGTTGGTATTTTGCATCGTTCCGAACTCCGCAGCTGATTCAGCTGCGGATTTGGCTTGATGCTGTTGATAGTGCTTTCGAGCCAAGTTCATGGATTATTACTCCGCCTGAATTTCGATGTTTTCAGCCATACAAGCAAGACCCAAATCTTCAATGAAGTAATCTTCATTTGAAGATTCATAATTTTCGATTTGGTCACGTTTCGGATTGTCAATAACTACTCGACGCATACCACCTTCTTGCATGTAAATGGACAAGTTATCGAAAGTCGTCACCAAAATGATGCCTTCAGGAAAGAATGGTACTGAGTAAACAGGCAGATTACCCATGCGCTTTTGACTGATGATGATGTCGGCTGCTAACTTTTCAGTGTTCGGTTGATCTTGATTGACTAACGGAAAGTACTTATCTGATACAGTTTTTCGGTTACACATGACGACAAGATCAGGATTATCTTGATGCACTTCATCGATCATTTCGTCGACAATATTCATGACCAAGGCATCAATGTTTTTGTAATCACCTGTTTTGCCAATCGTAATTTTGTTTTGAGTGGCACCAGACTTCATGACACGTGAAGGATTCTCTTCACGCATTTTTTGCAACCAACCTTTGTTCACATCTTGAAGTTTTGGATTGGCTACAATGTCTGTATCGGCTGCGATACTGGTACCATTAAATCCAATCATGATACGGTCTAGCGCTTGTCGTTTGATAATCAGACCACGGAACATTGCATAAAAATTTTTGAACTTGGCCCACTGATCCAGTTTTTGATACTTGATAGCTGTATCAAAATCAGTTTTACGACAAAAATAAAAGCGATTATCCATTCCAGTTGGATCTTTGGTTTGACGATCGCTGTTATTTGTATTGGTACGAGATGCAATTGGTCGAGAGATTCCCATACCAATTGCTTCCGCTGACTGTTCTCGAACAATATAAACGTTAATTAAACTTAGAAACTTAGATGACTCTTGAAGTTTTTCTTTAAGCTTTTGCTGAACAGAAGGCGTGACATTGAACTGCTGAGTGACTGTTTCAACACCATTTAGCTCTGCTAATTGAGTCATCACCTTATTGTATTTCTGACGGGTAAGTAATTGCATTTTCTATACTCTAAATATTTTGAAAGGGAGATATATCGACTGAATTAACAGTCGACTTCTTCTTCGTCATGCTTAAATTGGCTGTTGTTTGAACCAGGGCGTTTTTGATGTTGTGGTTCTTGATCCAGCTTTGATTTCAATTGATTGAATTCTTGCTGCAGCTGCTCATGCTTTTGCTTTAACTGATTAAATTCAGTGCCCTGCTCGGCAGTCTGTTCAGCAATCGCAAGGATCGCTTGCTCACTTTGGCTGAAATTTTCTTGATTTTGCTGCTGTTGTTGCTCTTGAGTTTTGAACAAATTTTTAATTTGGTTCAGAAAGTTAGCGCCAAAATTTTCTTTGACTTCTTCGAATTCAAACGTGGTTTCTTGAGCTGCAGTGAAAAGGTTATCGGGACGTTGTTTTTTGGCCTTTAATGGGTTTTCAGTAGCACCCGCTGCGAACGAAAGCATTTCTGTACCCAGAGACGCTGGACTATCTGTAACGGCAAGACCTACCAAATACGCTTGGCCAGTTTTTGCAAAATTTTCATCTACTTCGATAGATGTATAAATTTTTTGATTTTTCTGATTGAGGGCAATCAAATTATCATTTGGCTGGATCTGCGCAAATAGTGCATCTTTCTGTTCACCACTGATGTCTACTTTTTCAGTTTTAAGCGCAATCACATCGCCATACGCACCGAAAATTCCATCTGGTGAAACGCCCTTAATATGCTCCAAATTGATTCGAGCACCATAGGTATTCAAACTATATGTCTGTGCCATTTGGATGATCCATTCAGGCTGAATTTCACGTCCATCGGTGGTGTCACCAGCCACGGCAACTCGAAACCATTTCGATTTAAATTTTTTCGGCTGTGTTTTTTCGGTCATTTTGCTGCACCTGTTGCAAGGTTTTTTTGGGCAATTTCAATAGGTGCAGAATGGGCAATCAAAGCCTTGTTGTTCAATCATTTGCAGTTGTTAAAAGTGCTTTTACAACTGCATTGAACTGCTAAAAGAGTCAGTGCCTGCCATCGTTTGCGGATGAAACCAAATCGATCCGCAGGACATGAACGAACTCTCTCAACTGGCTAATCTTGAGCTGATACTCGATAACAAACTCAAGGCAAAATTTTTATTCTGGCTTGGCTGGAAAATCGTTGACATAGCTGAAGCGTTGGACGAAAACGAACGTACAGTTCAGGCTTGGAAAACACGAGAAGAATGGGACAAAACGAGATCAGACAGTCGCGTTGAAGAAGCACTGACCGTTCGCTTGATGACACTCACACTTAAAAACAAAAAATCGAGTGGCGACTATAAAGAGCTTGGCGAACTATTTAAAAACTACAAAGAATTTGCGCGTATTGAACGCTACAAAGATGGTGGCAATGAAGCTGACCTAAATCCGAATATCGTAAAACGTAATGCGGCACCAAAAAAGAAAAAAGAAAGCAATACATTCACTGAAGAACAAGTCGAACAACTCATTTCAGCTTTTGAAGATAGTCTTTTTGACTATCAGCGCGATTGGTACAAAGCTGGCAATCAGCGTACGCGAGTCATTTTAAAAAGTCGGCAGATTGGTGCGACTTGGTATTTTGCGCGTGAAGCGTTGGTCGATGCTGTTAAAACTGGCCGTAATCAGATTTTCTTATCTGCTTCAAAAGCTCAAGCGCATATCTTCAAAGAATATATCAAAGGTTTTGCATACGAAGCTTGTGGTGTTGAATTAGTTGGAGATCCAATTGTTCTACCAGATAACAATCAAGCAACTTTGTCATTTCTCGGAACAAATTATCGTACAGCTCAAGGTCACCACGGTAATTTTTACTTTGATGAATTTTTCTGGACGTTTGGTTTCAATGAATTAAACAAAGTCGCATCTGCAATGGCTTTGCATAAAAAATGGCGTAAAACGTATTTTTCTACACCATCCACAATGGCGCATGAAGCATATACATTCTGGACTGGCACGCGAGCCAATCGTGGTCGATCAAAAGATCAAAAGCTCAATATCGATGTATCTCATGATGCATTGAAAAATGGACGCTTATGCGAAGATCGGATGTGGCGTCAGATTGTCACTATTCTTGATGCTGAAAATGGCGGTTGTGATCTGTTCGACATCGAGGAGCTACGCTTCGAGTACTCACCAGAAGAATTTGCCAATTTGTTGATGTGCGAATTTATTGATGATGGCGCATCAATATTTCCATTAGCCATGTTACAGCCATGCATGGTGGATTCTTGGGAGGCATGGGAGTTTGATTTTAGACCATTTCATATACGTCCTTTTAGCGATAATCCTGTATGGATAGGTTATGACCCTGCTGAAAGTGGCGACAGTGCAGGTATGGTCGTCGTTGCACCGCCTAAAGTTGCAGGAGGTAAGTTCCGAGTATTAGAACGCATTCAATTCCGAGGAATGGATTTCAAAGCTCAAGCTGAAATGATTCGACAAACAACTTCGCGTTATTACGTGACTTACATTGGCGTAGACATCACTGGAATGGGAACGGGTGTATCTCAACTGGTTAAGCAATTTTTCCCAAATGTGACTGAATTCAGCTATTCACCTGAAGTAAAGACACGGCTTGTATTAAAAACAATGGACGTGATCCGTCACGGTCGGCTTGAGTATGACGCAGGCTGGACAGATCTATCTCAATCTTTAATGAGCATCAAAAAAACATTAACAGCAAGTCAAAGACAAATGACGTTTACAGCTGGTCGTTCTGAAGAAACAGGACATGCGGATCTAGCTTGGGCATTGATGCATGCAATTCACAATGAACCACTTGAAGGCCAAACACAAATGAATCAATCATTCTTGGAGATCTATTAATGAATCCCCTATCGACAGCAAAAAATTTAGTCAGTTTTGCAAAAAGCCAAATCCCAATGTTTCAAACCCAAATGAAACAAACTAAGCATGAGTCAATGGCCTTTACATTCGGCGATGCTGTACCAGTGCTAAATGGCAATGAATTATCGGATTATTTGGAATCTTGGTTCAATGGCCGTTGGTATGAACCACAGGTCAATATGAATGGCTTGGCAAAGTCTTATAAATCGACGCCCTACTTGAACAGTGGCATTATTTTTAAACGTAATTTTCTAGCCAATTTATTTATTCCACATGCAAAATTAAATCGAAAAGCATTTGAACAGGTCGCATTAGACTATGTTTGGTGTGGTAATACATATCTCGAAGAGGTGAGATCCAGACTTGGAAATGTAATGCAATATAAACCAGCATTAGCAAAATACATGCGACGTGGTGAATATGATGATCAATTCTTCTTACTTTGTAATGATCATCTTGGCTATCAAGAATATGAATTTTCTAATCGAGTTTGTCATATCCGTGAAGCTGATATCGATCAAGAAATTTATGGATCACCGGAATATCTATCCGCATTACAAAGTGCATGGCTTAATGAATCGGCTACTCTGTTCCGTCGCAAGTACTACAACAATGGATCACATGCTGGATTCATCTTATATGTAAATGATGCTGCTCAAGATCCGAATGACATCACAGCATTACGACAGGCTCTGAAAGATAGCAAGGGACCAGGCAACTTCCGTAATCTATTCTACTACGCACCAGGAGGGAAAAAGGATGGTATACAGATCTTGCCTGTTTCTGAAATCGCTGCAAAGGATGATTTCACAAATATTAAATCCATCACACGTGACGATACTTTAGCAGCACTTCGTATACCACCTCAACTAATGGGTATCGTACCAAACAATACCGGTGGGTTTGGATCTATCAAAGATGCTGCAGAGGTCTTTTATCAAAATGAAATTCTTCCACTTCAATCGCGCATGCAGCAATTAAATGAATGGGCTAGTGATGAAGTGATTAGATTTAAAGAATATGACTTAAAGAACGTCACATGACATTCTAAAAAGCATTAAAGCCAGCATTAGCTGGCTTTTTTTATGGATTTTCAGAAATTTCAATCAAATGAGAAATATTCTCATCTAAATCGATCAGACCGTGGCCCGGCGCAGTCACCCGCGCGCCTGGGGTTCGTCTAAATAAGTCAATTTCACTGCAGCAAGATGCACTATTGGATAAAACGGCAAGACCTATAAAACTTAGGCTATTGAGAGAAAAATAAGGAAATTTTCATACTGCATATTACTACGATACTACAGTTTCAAGCTAATACGAACCAATGAGTAAAAAATTTGATCGCTGTCTGATACTAAAGAACATAAAAATGTCTTTTTAAAGGATCTGAAATCGATTTGAAGTAATAAAGTAATACCAATAGATAAGTAATTGAAAATTAATAATATAAAACCTTACTTCTAAGAGTAATTTTTTGTAATAACATAAGTAATTTTTTATAAGTCATTGTTTTTATTAATACTAAATCTTAGATAACAATACTTTTTTTCACAGTAATATCTTACATAGTTATTACTAATAATATTACATATGATTAATGATATAGAGTATTGATATATATAAGTATTAATTAAAATATTACTTTATTACTTCAAAAAAACGCTATACCCAATTTATTTTCTATATATTCAAAAACAGCCTTTTCGCTGATTTTACAAGCAATACGAAAAAAATACATGGGAGTAGGTTGGGAATGGGAATAAGAATTTAACGTGGTATGTCATTTACACGATCGGGAAGTAATTCAGCCTATGATCAAGGTTATCAAAGCCTGTACTTTGATATTTTTCTTTTAATTTTCAAGAATATGGTCGGAGCAGTAGGATTCGAACCTACGACCCCCTGGTCCCAAACCAGGTGCACTACCAGGCTGTGCTATGC